ACTTACTAACTTAAACGCTAGCAATATAAGTAGCGGTACACTCGCACAAGCAAGATTGGCTAATGCAAGTTTAACTTTAGGTAATACTACCCTAACGTTAGGAGATACAGTAACAACTGTAGCCGGATTAACAAGTGTAACATCGACAACATTTGTTGGTGCATTAACTGGCGCGGCTACAACTGCAGGTACTGCTGCAACAGTAACAACAGCAGCCCAACCAAATATTACATCAGTTGGAACATTAACAAGTTTAGATGTAAGTGGTAATATTACTGCCGCTAATATCACTGCAAATTTATTATCTGTTAGTGGTAATGCAAATGTTGGCAATATCGGTGCAACTACAGGTGTATTCACTGGTAATCTAAGTGTTTCAGGCAATGCTGTTGTAAACGGAAACCTTAATGTTGAAGGCAATCTTGTATACATTAATGTTTCAGATTTATCAGTTGAAGATAGTATCATTCAGTTACAAACTGGACCTAACGCTGCTCCTCCAAGTAGCAATACTGGATTAGATGTAGGCACTGCATTAAACTATTATGATACACAAGCACGTATCGCATTCATGGGTTGGGACACAAGCGCGGCTGAATTCGGTATGGCTAGCGTTGCAACTATAGCAAATGAAGTAGTAACATTTAGCACATATGGTAACTTGCGCGTAGGTAATATTATAGGTAATGGGCAAGCATTAACTGGTCTAAACGCAAGCAATATTTCAAGTGGCACACTTGAGCAAGCAAGATTAGCCAATGCATCATTAACTGTTAATGGCACATCAATAACACTAGGTGCTAGTGGTACTATTACAGCCAATACAAATCAACAGTTAGCATTTGGTAGTTATTTACTTGGTTCAGGTGGTGCTACTGGGTATAACGGTGGTTCACTAGTTATATTAAGTGTAAATGGTAACGTAGGAAATGAAGCAAACACATTGGTAGCACGTAATGCTGATGGTAACATAATAGGCGGTAATGTTTATGCTAATAGTGGTACAATTGGTGCAAGTTTACTAACAGGCACTCTGACTACAGCAGCACAACCAAATATAACAAGTGTTGGTACACTAAGTGCATTGACAGTAAGTGGTACAATCAGTGGTTCAGTAAGCGGTAGTGCAGGCACTGCTGCAACAGTAACAACAGCAGCACAACCAAATATCACATCAGTTGGTACATTAACAAGTTTAACTGTAAGCGGTAACGTAAGTACAGGTAACGTAAGTGGTACATTACTAACTGGTACATTGGTAACAGCAGCACAACCAAATATCACATCAGTAGGAACACTAACTGGCTTGACTGTAAGTTCTACAATTAGCGGTAGTGTAAGCGGTACTGCTGCAACAGTAACAACAGCAGCACAACCAAATATCACATCAGTAGGAACACTAACTGGCTTGACTGTAAGTTCTACAATTAGCGGTAGTGTAAGCGGTAGTGCTGCAACAGTAACGACTGCTGCACAACCTAATATAACATCAGTGGGTACATTAACAAGTTTAACTGTATCAGGTAATATCTCAGCACAGGCTAATGTAACTGTAACAGGTTATACTATATCATCAGTAGCAACTGGCATAAGTGCAGCAGGATCAACGCAAGGCACTGCAACTGTGTTGGCTAAAGATATAAACGTAGTAGCAACTGTAAGTGCAGGTCAGGGTGTTGTACTACCAACAGCAGTAGCAGGTATGCGTATTACTGTGTTAAATACTTCAGGCACTGCATTAAGTGTATATCCTGCAAGTAGTGGCGTAATTAATTCATTGTCTACTAATGCAGCCTTTTCATTAGCAGCAGGCGCAAGACTAGACTTTGTTGCAACAACAACCACTCAGTGGTTCACATTGAACGCAACTTACGCTTAATAAATTGCAATGGTCACAGTGTGCTTTTGATAAGTACATTGTGACCAACATTTTCCTCTTTGACTACGAAACAAGGTTACGATCATGGGTAGACCTACGTAGTAAATTACTATCTTTACCACTTAATATCCAAATACAAGAAGTAGATAAGTTTTGGCAAAATGTTCCATTATCTACATATTACCTACATGTTGATTTTGTAAAAGATTGGCCCACGCCTTGGCAATTATTAAATGATAATATCTATTGTTATTACGCGAGGGCGTTGGGTATGCTCTATACTGTGTTATTACTGGGCAACAATAAACTTGAAATTGTTGAAGCAATAGATGATAATAATAACGAAGTGGTATTAGTCCTAGTTGATAACGCAAAATATGTGATGAATTACTGGCCAAACACTGTAGTAAATAATCACATCAAAGACTTTAAGATAACTAGAATATTAAATATTAGTCCGCTGTATTCAAAAATAGGGTTGTAATGAAAATAAATGTAATTAAAAGATCAGGAAAAGCAGAACCTTTAGCCATTGAAAAATGGCAAGCACAAGTCGCTAAAATTTGTAGTGGCATAGCCGATATATCCCAAAGTATGATTGAGATCAAAGCACAGCCACATTTCTATGACGGTATTACTACACGAACAATTGATGAGATTACATTACGTGCTATTGTAGACCTAATCGATATTGAACATAATCCAGATATTGGACATACTAATTATCAGTATGTGGCTGGCAAGCAACGTGTTAGTATGTTACGTAAAGATGTTTATGGTAATTATCAGCCACCACATATCTATAGTATTGTACAGAAAAATGTTGAATTGGGATTGTATACAAAAGATTTACTAGACTGGTATACACAAGATGAATGGGACAAGATGAATGACATGCTTGACCATGAAAAGGACGAGCAGTACAGTTATGCAGCCATTGAACAGTTGATAGAAAAGTATTTGGTACGCAATCGTGCCACGAAGGAAATTTATGAGACCCCACAAATTCGCTACATGGTTGCAGCAGCAACAGTATTTCATAACGAAGATAAAGTCCAACGCCTTCGTCTTGTCAAAGAATATTATAACTGCGCTAGTGATGGGTTATTTACTCTTGCTACTCCTGTGTTGGCAGGACTTGGCACACCCACAAAACAATTTAGTAGTTGCGTTCTTATTCGTAGCGATGACGATCTTGATAGTATTTTTGCTAGCGGAGAGATGATGGCAAAGTATGCTAGCAAACGTGCTGGCATTGGTCTTGAAGTTGGCAGACTACGCCCATTGGGTAGTCCTATTCGCGGCGGCGAAGTCATGCATACTGGCATGATACCATTTTTAAAGAAATGGTTTGGGGATCTACGCAGTTGTAGTCAAGGTGGCATACGAAATGCTAGTGCTACAGTATTCTATCCAATATGGCACTATCAGTTTGATGATTTAATCGTATTGAAGAATAACCAAGGAACTGATGAAACCAGAGTGCGTCATATGGACTATGGCGTAGTACTGAGTGCATTCTTCTGGAAAAGGTTCAAAAACCGTGAAAATATAACCTTTTTTGACCCCAATGAAGTTCCTGATTTATATGAGACATTCTATACAAATTCTGAGAAGTTTGAAGAACTTTACGTCAAATATGAAAAACGTAAGGATTTACGCAAAAAGACCATGAATGCAGAAGATGTATTCAAGGGCGGTATATTAAAAGAAAGAACAGATACAGGACGTATCTATCTAGTATTCATTGATAATGTTATGAATCAAGGTCCCTTTGACCCAGAATATCATACTATCTATCAAAGCAATCTATGCTGCGAAATCTTATTGCCCACAAAACCCTTTAAGCGACTAGACGATGATCAAGGTCGTATCGCGCTTTGCACATTAGGAAGTATTAACTGGGGTGCATTTCGTAATCCTGAAGATATGCGTAGAGCATGTCGTATATTACAGCGCAGCCTCTGTAATATACTTGACTACCAAGATTTCTTATCAATACAAAGCAAACTTAGTAATGATGAGATACAACCATTGGGTATAGGCGTAACTAATCTAGCGTATTGGCACGCCAAGCGTGGATTAAAGTATGGCGACAAAGATAGTTTACAAGAAGTAAAAAGTTGGATGGAGCATCAGGCTTTTTACTTGACAGAAGCAACTGTAGAACTAGCCAAAGAACGTGGTAAGTGTGTAGATAGTGACAAAACACGTTATGGTCAAGGCATTTTCCCCTGGGAGTTACGTGCTAAAGGTGTAAACAAAATTGTAAACTTTAAACCTGAACTTGACTGGGAACCACTCCGTAGTGAGATGAAACAACATGGTGTAAGAAATGCTACATTGATGGCAATCGCCCCTGTAGAAAGTTCAAGCGTAGTCATTAACTCAACTAATGGTATCGAATTGCCTATGAGTTTGATTAGTACGAAAGAAAGTAAGGCAGGTAGTTTCACACAAGTTGTTCCAGAATATAATAAACTTAAAAACAAATATGAACTTATGTGGGAGCAGTTTGATTGTCTTGGTTATATCAAAACAGCAGCAGTATTAGCAGCATATGTTGATCAAAGTATTAGCACTAATACGTTTTATAATCCAGCACATTTTCCAGAACGTAAAGTTCCTACTACATTAATTGCTAAGAATTTAATGTTGGCACATCAATATGGACTAAAGACTTTTTATTATAGTCTAATCAATAAGGCCGGCGCAAAAGTAGTTGAAGAACAGGTAGCACAAAAAGTAGAAGAAGATATTGCACAAGAAGATTGCGAGAGTTGTAAACTATAATGCTAGAAACTATTTGTGATATAATGGTTGATGCTTACAAGCGCAACTGGATAACTAGTCGTGATGGCAATGTAAGCATACGTCATCATGACCGTAATTATTTTTATATTACTCCTAGTGGGGTACGCAAGCAAACATTACAACCAGATCAATTCAAAAAAATAGCAATATCATATGAACCACTAGGACAGTTTTATAGTTGGTCTGAAATGGAATATACAGCAATTAGTAGTAACCTAAGGCCCAGTGGGGAAATACCTATGCACTTTGGATTGCAAAAATTTGCTATTTTACCCTGCGATGTGCGTGTTGTAGTTCATATTCATCCAACATATTGTGTTGCTGCTATGCATGCCGGTATAGAACTAGACAAACTTGTACAAGGATTTCCAGAGTTAGGGCGATATACAAAAGTAGCCCCTAACGTTCCTGATGTACCACCAATAAGCCAAGAATTAGCAGATAAAGTACATAATAATCTATGTTTGGATACCATGGGATATATTAAATATGATATCGTGGGTATTAAAGGTCATGGAGTAGTAAGCATAGATACTACTCCCTGGCGCGCCTATGAACACATAGAAAGACTAGAACATATTTGTAAAATAGTATTAGCATCAGGAAATTATTAAAATGAGTAAAGAACAATATAATTTAAAAACAAAAACAGATTATCTCAATCGCAAAATGTTTCTTGACCCCAGCGGTCCTGTAACTATACAAAGATTTGAAGAAGTAAAATATAACAAGGTACAGAAACTAGAACAAACTGCGCGTGGTTTCTTTTGGGTGCCAGAAGAAGTTAGTCTAACCAAAGATGCTAATGATTTTAAAGACGCTAGCGAAGCTGTAAAACATATTTTCACTAGTAACTTACTACGCCAAACTGCATTAGATAGTTTGCAAGGTCGTGGGCCTAGTCAGATATTTACACCAGTGATATCATTGCCGGAACTAGAGGCGCTTGTTTATAACTGGACATTCTTTGAAACTAATATTCATAGTAGATCATATAGTCACATAATACGCAACATTTACAATGTGCCTAAGGACATATTTAATAATATACATGATACAAAAGAAATTATAGACATGGCAAGCAGTGTTGGCAAGTACTATGATGATTTACATTTACTAAATTGTAAAGTAGAAGCAGGAGAAAAAGTAAAAGAAAGTGACCATATTAAAGCCATTTGGTTAGCACTTAATGCAAGTTATGCATTAGAAGCATTTAGATTTATGGTAAGTTTTGCAACTAGCCTTGCTATGGTAGAAAACAAAATGTTTATAGGTAACGGGAATATTATCAGTTTGATATTGCAGGATGAACTATTACATAAAGAGTGGACTGCTTGGATTATAAATCAAGTAGTAAAAGAAGATCCACGATTTATCAAGGCAGCCGATCAGTGCGAAGCAGAAGTCTATACTATGTATATGGATGTAATACGTGAAGAAAAATCGTGGGCTGAATATTTGTTTAGTAAGGGTAGTGTTATCGGTCTGAATGCAAACATATTAAAAGATTTTGTAGATTATACCGCTAATACTGCGCTCAAAGAAATTGGTATAAAATATAATCAGCCAGCACCCAAAGTTACGCCCATACCTTGGTTCAACAAACACAGCGATACAAGTAAAAAGCAAACAGCACTACAAGAAAACGAAAGCACTAATTATGTCATAGGCATTATGAGTGATAAATTAGAATATGACGATTTACCATCATTATAAGGAGAATAAAATGAAAGCAGTGATTTGGAGCAAACCAGATTGTGGTTATTGCACTATGGCGCTCAAGTTATTAAATGAAAAGGGCGCTGATATTGATGAGCGTAAATTAGGATTTGGATGGAATCGTGAGCAACTGTTTGAATCTGTTCCAAATGCTAAAAGTGTACCGCAAATCTTTATTGATGGTAAGCATATAGGTGGATACGCTAATTTACGTGAATATTTCCAAAAGGGAGAATAAAATGAATTTTGTAGTAGATAAAGTTTATAGTTTTAAATTAAACAGCGGCGAGGAAATAGTTGCTAAGGTAAAATCAGTTGATTTGCCTAATATTCAAATTATAGATCCTGTTTCTGTAGTTGCAGGACAGAATGGAGGTTTAGGCCTCGTCCCCAGTTTATTTACTGCGAAACCGTCAAGTCTTGTAACAATAAATACTACTAGTGTTGCGTTAGTTGCAGTCGTTGATGAAAATGTTGAGTTGAAATATATTCAAGCCACGACTGGACTAACTATGCCTGAGAAAAAGGTACTAGTAGGTTAATGCCAAAGATAGCAAGAAAAGACGATCAAAATACAACTGGCGGCAAATTAATTGAGAGTGGATGTGCGGGTACAGTATTTGCCGATTTTAAAAAGGTTGCATTATTAAATTGTCCTATAACACCTCATGAACCATTCAAAAGTAAAAAAACACATCAACCACATAAAAATGCAAAGGTAAACGAACCAAGTCCAACAGTTTACGCTGAATTTATACAAGTAGTACGTGTAACAAGTAGTAATACTTGTGGACATACAGTAAAAGACAATGATGCTACGGTATATGTGCCATGAGCGATACTGGGAAACAAAGTCCTTTAGGAATAAACGTTTTAGGGTCCTTACTACAAAACCAAGGATTTTATATTAATCCTAAAGTACGAACTTTAGCAGGTACTAGTAAAATAAATTCTGAATATAGTCCTGGCGAGATAGTTAATAATACATGCCTTAAATGGATTACTTATGCTATAAAAGATGCATATGTAAGAGGTTATCCCAGTGGATCTGACCAAACGGTTAGCAATAATACATATGACATAATGTTAAATGTAGGTCAAAGCCGTATACCTGCATTAGCTAATAGTTTACCTCCAACATATCTTGTAGAGGATCCTAGTGATCAATGGGAGGGTGAAGTAAACAGTGGGTACGGTATACCTGGCAATGGTGTACTCCCTTCAGGTTCTACTGTTGATCCTCTTTATGCTGGACAAGGACAAGAAGCAACTTGGTATCCATATAATACTACCAATCCTAACGTAAGTATTACGCAGTGGGGCTGGATACGTTTAATAACGTTACAAGCATGGGGAGAATTTAATTATAACGGTGAATATCCAGATCAAGATAATCCTGCATATAGATATTTTTTACAATCGTTTTTATCAGCACAGGGGTTTTTAGATTATTCCAACAAAGCAGTTTTCGCTATACAAGATAGTAAAGAATTTCTTAAGGGTGTATACAGTAACATGGATGATCTTACTAGTAGTGACATCACTGGAGTAAGTTTAGCTAATCGTGCATTTGGTGAAGATTTAATTAATATAGGCAAAGCAATGGATTTAAGTTATATTGCTACTTTTGGACTACCAAGTAATTTGTTAAAAACATTAAAGAAAAATAATGCACTTACAAATAAATTAAGTTTTGCTTTGTTAGCGTCAGGGTTAGAAGCATCAGATATTGCTAGTATTACAAGTGATACTCCGGCAACTTTTATACAAGAGCAAAATTTATATAGTGCATTTTTAATAATACAAGATGCTGATTTAAAAGAAATCTTAGTAACTCTTAACTGCAAAACTAAAAATTTGGAAACACTAGCAGATTTATTAAACATTAAAAAACTATTTCCAATAAGTTTTCAATCATTAACTGTGCCTATTTATAATACAGAACCTAATCCAACAAACAGTAAAACATATTACTTATTATTTGTTAATGGGAAACTAAATCCACAATTAATTGCTCCTAGTGTTGTAGAACAAACAGAACCGGAAATTCCACCTATACCAACTTATGAACCAGAAGTAATACCTGAACCAGAACCAGCATTAACTGTAGGGGAAATTATAGAGGAAAAATTACCTGCTACACTACCTGCTCAACCTCTACCTATAACTACACAAGATCCAGGACCTGGAAGAGCCGGCGGTTCAACAAGAAACACTGTCCCACTAGGGGGAGGAGGTTGTGTAGCACTAGAGTCATTTATACCGTTAGTAGAAACAGAGAAAAAACACAACGGCAGAGAAATCACAAAAGCGTGGATGCTTGAAAGCGGTATGAAAATTAGTCTTGGCACTGATAATTTAGAAATAGTTGACGGACAAGTAGTCAAAACACTTAACGATTATCAACCTTGTGTGCGAATAAGCACTAGCGATGGTATAACACTTGTATGCAGCACAACTGCTCCTATACTTACTAGAGATAAAGGATTTATTCCAGCAACAGAAGTATATGGTAAGCGTATAGCGGTCATGCGCAATGGTCGTTCATGGTATGACGAAGTTGTTGGACTAGAAGATGTTGGTATGAAGTTTGTGCGTGTAGTAGATGCAGGCAACAATAGTTTCTGGGCAGGCGAAAGACCGGGGTCATTTATATTACACCATAATGTACCAATTAACGATCACTTTAATTACGATAAAAAATAATTATGGCAAACATTCAAGAAACACAAAATCAAAATAATGAGTCTGATGAATTACGTTTTGCTATCCCAGAAAAGGGCTATGGCGTATATTTAAAGGGTATCTTGCCTGAAGATCAGCGTGTATTAGCAGGCGCCTTTAGCACTAGTATGCAGCAGATTACTAACATTAATCAAGTGCAACTAGAAAAATTTGCTCAAGTTGCGTATTCAAATGAAAACATGTTTGGCTTAAATTTAGTAAATGGATCTGATGTTCCTACAGATGTTAGATTAGCAAGAATATCACAAAGTATTTGCGCAGTGGGCGGCGGAGTATATGGCACATTTACTATGAGTAATTTCTTTGGAGCGATGAGTGGCCTTTGTTATCCTTTACGTGAAATTTATGATGGTATTAAACAATTAGAAACAGATGCTCTTAAAACAATATATCAAAATTTATATCTTGCTGTACAATGGCAAGAAGCAACTGCAACTGTACAAACTTCATTTAATGTAGATACAGGTCTTTATACAGTGACAGGTGTAACGATTGATAATAAGGGCGGAGGATATTTAAGAGATAATGCTGCTGCCCCTACCATTACTATAAGTAATGGCGCGACAGCAACACTTACACTAGGTACTGACCCTGATAGTGTTGGTTTCAATGGTAGTGGTAACTATGGTAGAGTAATACTTGCTACGCTAACATCTTCTGGTACAGATAGTGCAACTATACCAACTGCTACAATTACTGCACCACCTGGTCCAGGATGGCCTGACATGGATAGTATTATTAACGACTATTGTACTAGTGCTGATCAAGAAATATTAAACATAAGTGTAGCCACGCCTAGCAATTTTCAATCATCAAATTTGTTGAATACTAATTGGAATATAACTGGTAAGGCTCTTAAACAAGAACAACGTGCTAGATACATTGCTAGTGCTCCTGTTCCAATACCCTTTGATCAATGGGTAGCCGGCTATCCCACATCTCAATATATATTTGTAGACGGAATTCCTGTGCTTGCTGCTAATACTTTGCCCCATATGTATGCTCAAACATTAGAAAATATTAGTGATTTAAACTTTGCAGGCGGGCAAAGTGTTATTGCTATGATGCGTGAAAGTAGAAACGAAGAACGGTTAAACAGAGCAGGTTTAGAACTTGATAATAATCTTGCAAATGATATGAGTGAACAAGACAAAGAACAACTACTTACTAACGGTACACTACCAGACGCAGTAGATGGAATAAATGGATATACGATCCCAGTATTTGCCGGCGAAGGAGTCCCTATTCCAGTAAGTTATTATGATCCATGTTTACCTGGGTTAATGTGTTATAATGAAATACAATATATAGAGACTGATCCTACAGCAGCAATATTGGCAGCCCCGCCTGGTAATGAAGAAACGCCATTGGCAGAATTGCCAGAAACACCTCAGGGTTACGAGCCACCTATTATACCAGTAGAAATTTTATCAAGTGGCACTGATGCCCCTGTGCCAGATCAAAGTTTCCCATGTGAGGGGAACCGAATAGAACCAATTTACGGAGCCAAACCATCTCCTGTTGCCACATCACTTATTGGTACAGGAGCAGCAGTGGCTTGTGACCCACCATTAGACTATCCAGAGGGCGTGAATCAACCGATTGAAATTATTCCCCCTAATCTTGATGCAGAATTGACATCATCAACACTGCTTCCAAGTACGGCTCCCGGGGGATTTGCCAATGAAGTACAGCAGGCTATTGACAAAGTGATAGCATGTAATTGTGATTGTTGGGTAGCATGATTACCCAAAATAGTTGATTAGATAGACAATATATTATACGATACATACTTAAAGTCTTACCTTAAGTTAGGCAACTAACAGCGGAGAAACTATGATGGAAAAGTCGTTGAAAGGAATTAATTTATTAATTG